GGGCGCTCTGATCCAAAGGACCTGCTCTGCTTTGCCATCTTGCTCTCCTATCTAGGGTTGCGGATCGTTGGCCATCCGCATGATGATACGCTTGGTATCCAGCGGGAGGGAATCGAAAATCTCGCGGGGCTTCTTCTGGAACTCCTCCGCGAACTCGCAGCCGAACTTCTTCTTGATCAGCTCTCTGTCCTTCACAGAGACCTTCTTCAGCATGTCCTCATCCACCCGATCGCCCAGGTACTCGAAGGTCCACCCAGCTCCCGCGGTCTTGCCGAACGTAGCGTACCACGGATCCACAACCCCCTCATCCCAGTGATGGTTGAGCCCAGTCGTCTCATCGAGCTGACGCAGGGCTTCGCAGAACACCTCGGGCGGGACCTCGGCCTTCTTCTCCATCAGGCTCTTGAGCATGTCCCGCTCGGGAGAGTCGTCTGCCCAGTACTGCATCCGGGTGCAGACCGCCGCCTCGAGCTCCTCCGGCTGGGCGTAGCCCTTGCCAGCGTACTTCGCGATCTTCTCGGTGACATCCATGCCCAGCTCGTCCGCACGGGCCGCGAGCTTGGTGCAGAAGTCCCGCCGATCGAGGGGGTGAAGGACGCTGCCGTAGTCCTCGAACCACTGGCGAGCCTGCTCGACTTCGCCGTAGCTGTCGACCGGGAAGCGACCGTTGAGAAGTGTCTGCTGGGAAGCCACCTTCTCGAACCGCTCGGGGGCGCGCTGCCCGGTGATGTCCACGTATGGGTGAAGGGAGCCAGTCTTCTCCTCATCCTCGGGCCGATCGCTTTGGCCGGGCATCAGCTTCGTGCCAGAGAGCTCGCTCATCTTCGGCTGCATCATCTCCTGATGCCGCGCCATCCCCTCGTCCACCTTGCTCTTGATCTCCCCCACTCCCTTGACCGCGGAGTACGTGGCTATCGGATGCTTGATCGCCTTCTTGAGTCCCCAGCCGAGAAGGCCGGCCAACTTCTGGAGCTGGTGAGGGGGCTCCATGTCGTACCACCCGCAGGCTGTGACCAAGTTGGCGGCAGCGACCTTCTGCGCCTCCTCCGGCAGCTTGTGGTGGTTCTCCAGGAAGTAGATCACGCTGAGTGCCGTGTTGCCCTTGTCCGTGCAGGCGTACTTCTTGATGCACTCTCCCTGGTCGACCATCACCAGAGCGAACACGTCATCCGGGAGCTTCGCCCTCTGGTCCTCGTTGAGGAACTGGGCCGTCTTGATGAAGTCCGGCATCTCCTGGGGGAGCCGCGCCTTCAGAACCTGTCCGCTCGGGTCATCATAGAAGTCGATGATTGATCCAGTGTGCATGTGGGTTCCTCGTGATCTCCCAATGATACTACGACTCCCCCATCTGTGGGGTCAAGCAACCTTGACCACCAGGGGCCGGGCAAAACCTGGGCATCTGCTGCTATAAGATCTTCGCTCTAGAGTACCAAACTAGCCATCCGAAGGAGGATACCACATGGGGTATGCAGATCACATCCGGGCAACAGCCCAGCGCCCGAACTGCTGGGGGAACGCCCGGAGCTACAGCCCGCACGACGTAGAGTGCGCGGAATGCTCTTTCCGCAACTCATGCCGTGCCCAGATCGATCGGCAGGACGAGGGAACGCGGGTGCCTGTACGAACCTCGTCCACGTCCTACTACCGCAGGAGAGACGACGGAGCAGACGACGCGAGCTACGAAGCTGGTCGCGTCGACAAGGGGGAGCGAGCGATCGAGCGGTTCGCCAAGGACGCCGTTGCTGGTGCTCTCCGAGGCATGTTCCACGAGATGTGGCAGTTCTGGAAGAACTTCCGCATCCCTTGACAGTACAGCCGGCGTATGTATAGAATGGCCTCTCCAGCGCCGGCTAAGAACCCCCCAAATGGCCTGTTTGTAACAGTTACGGGCAGTTGCAAAACCTTCCCACGGTGGGAAGGTTTCGGGAGGTACTTTGATCTTCCTTCAACGTCACCCTGAGAAAGGCTTCTACAGCCGGCAACTGTGGCTACCGAAGTCTGCAATCAACACGAAGGCGGTGAAGGCAGGGCTCGAGTTCCCGGTGATGGATTCCACCGGGCTGGTATATCTCCAGCTCTGGGAAGATGTTGGCGATCACCTGGTGGTCCCGCGTGAGTTCCTCCCGCGTGAAGACTACGGCACGCTTCCGTTCCCAGTAGTCTCGGCTCTGCCTCCTCCGCCCCCAAGGATCGAGTTCCAACATCGAATCAAGCTGGACGCCCAGATCCCCACCAAGACCACGCAACGAGACGCAGCAGAGAAGATGCTGGCCTCCCACGGAGGACTGCTGAATCTCTCCTGCGGCAAGGGCAAGACGGTCCTGGCCCTCTACCTCATCGCTTCGCGCAAGGCCCCGGCCCTGGTGATAGTGAACAACACCACCCTGATCAACCAGTGGCGGGAGCGCATCGAAGAGTTCTTGGATGTGCCTGGAGGGATCGGCGTCATCCAAGGACCACCCGCACGCTGGGACTGGGAAGGGCGCGGCATCTGCCTGGCTATGATCCACACACTCGGGCTGAGACATGAAGAGCTGCCCACTGGTATGGATCGTCGCTTCGGGCTCGTCATCTACGACGAGGTACACCACCTCTCTGCCCCGCTGTTCCTCCCCACCGCTCCTCTCTTCTATGGAGAACGGCACGGGCTAACGGCGACAGAGAGACGAGAGGATGGGCTGGAGGCGCTGTATCAGTACCACATCGGGCGGACCTACTACCGCGACCTGTCTCAAGACCTCAAGCCGAGGATCTACTTCCAGCAGTGTCCCGTTCGACTGAACGAGCGCGACCCACATACCATCGAAGCGATCACAGACAAGAACGGGAAGCTCAGCATACCAAAGCTAAGAAACCACCTCGGGTCTCTCTCCGAGTGCAACGAGTTCATCGCCAGCAGGATCGAGACTGCCTTGCAGTCTGGTCGGAAGGTGCTGGCCCTCAGCCACAGCGTCGATCAGTTGAGGACGCTCAATGGGATGTTCGAGGACTCAGGACTCTGCACTGGATCGGAGAGGCCCGAGGCCAGGTTAGTCACGCTTCGGACGAAGCAACTTAGCTTCGGCACCCTCCAGCTCGTGAAGGAAGCGCTCGATGAGGACACCCTCGACACCCTGTTCTTCCTCACACCATTCGGCAGCTCCGCGGTAGAGGAGGGCGGCTTCAACACACTGCAACAGGGAATCGGCCGCATCCAGAGGTATAAGGAGGGCCGCAAGACCCCCGTCGTAGTCATCATCGATCACATCTACATCCACAAGCTGCACCGCATGTGCACGACGCTGAAGAAACAACTCCGGAACTGGCCGAGAGAACAGGGCGGGCCGCTGGAGTTCAAGGACATCCGCCCGTACACGGAGGAAAGAACGGTATGCGAATGATCATCATCGACATCGGCACTCCCCAGACGCTCTACGTTGGGAAGACCGACCTCACAGACACCGCCATCGATGCCAAGATGGCAGAGCACACTCCGATCCTGCTCCACGAGTGCAGGTGCATCCGAACGATACTCCAGTTCTTCCCGCCCTCCAGCGTGACCATGAAGGACATGGTCACCGCCATGCCGATCTCCAGAGAGAACACCACCATCAAGGTGGTGCCACAAGCCTACTGGTGGCCGGACGCAGACAAGGCCGGGATGCAGAAGCTCGAGCAGTTGATCGAGGCCTGCAAGGCGGCCGAGAGAGAAGAACGGTCAGGGCTGGTGAGCTGATGACTCCGCTCCAAGCTCTCCGCGAAGACTGGATCAACTGCGAACGATGCGACCTCTGCAAGACTCGGCAGAACGTGGTCTTCGGGGAAGGGAACCACAAGGCCGACATCATGGTCATCGGGGAAGCTCCGGGAGCTGAAGAAGACGAGTGTGGGCGTCCCTTCGAGGGGGCCGCAGGGCAGATCTTGAACCAATTCCTCGACCACGTATTCCTGGACCGGGACAAGGACCTGTACATCACCAACGTCGTCTGCTGCCGACCCACGCTGGAGTCCATCGATGACCGGACAGGAGACACGAAGGTGGACAACCGCCCACCATCCAAGCCCGAGCGAGAAGCCTGCCGTCCACGGCTGCTGGAGACCATCTACCTGGTCGATCCACTGCTCATCATCACCATCGGCAAGGTCCCCTTCCAGGCCCTGCTTGGGAAGGCGTCCAAGATGGCAGCAGTCCGGGGACAGATGCAGACATTCCATCTGGCAGGACGACACACGGACATCCGGTACGGAGTCCTGCCGATGTACCACACAGCGTTCCTTCTCCGCACGCACGACCGGCGGGCAGAAGGTCCATGGGGGAAGACGATGGGGGATTGGGTGAAGGCGTGCAACGTGATCGATCATCTACGGGAGGTCTACTACGGCGTCCCTCAACCAGACAGGGAGGCACAAGCACATGCCCGAGCGGCAAACCAACGCTGAGCGCGCAGCTCAGAGATTCAAGGAAGCCCACGAGGCACTCCAGGAGTTCCTCAATGACCGCGAGATCCGCCCCATCCTCCAGGAGCTAGAGCAGCTGGTGGTTGCGCGGAACCAAGCACTCGACACCGCCATGCGGGCGATCAAGGGAGAGCTCAGGAGCCTGGACCAGGACAAGCTGGTACTGGAAGGACTGGGCGCACAGAAGAAGTTCAAGCGGTGGTACGACACCGACTTCCTGGCCCGCGCCCTCCCCGCCGAGCAGGCCGACCTCATCCTGACCGAGAAGATCGTCTACGAGCTCGACCAGGCAAGGCTGGAGCAGCTCGCGCGGCAAGGTGAGATCGACAACGAGATCGTGCGCGCAGCGTTCCGGGAGGAAGAGCAAGCTCCCGCGGCTCTCCCAGGAACGCCCAAGCCCTACGACCTCCCCAGCCTTCCGGTGATCGATGAATAGGGCCACGTACAGCGGGTCCGCCAGCATCTACAACACGACCGACATGCGGGAGGTCAGGAGAAGCGCATTCATGGGTACACGAGAGACCGACATCCCCCTGGGAGACGGGAAGGCTGGAGTGACGGTGACCAGGGGGTTCAAGAGCTGGTACAGCACGAGGGAGGCGGGACTGACGGTGGAGTCCACCGTGTCGGTCCACCTCACGTGCGGACAGAGCATCAGGGAGGTGGAGGACGCCACCTTGCAGGCCGGTGAGCTGGCCGAGGGCCTGGCTTCCGGAGGCATGGCCGAGATGGGCTTCCGCCTGAAGGACGTTCCGGAGGAGGTGAGGGAGGGCCTGGGGAAGCAGCTGACCGCTGGGGCCAAGAAGCAGCCAGATGAACCGCCCAGGCGCAGCGAGAAGGCCCGGCCTATGTCAGACAAGTACGCTCACCTGCCGAGGCGCAGATGATCGCCACCGAGCACGACTGCGTCATCAACGCACTGCACATCACCGAGCTCCGCCTCGTCAACGATGCAACCGCCGGCCTCATGATCGAGGCCAAGTACATCCTTGGCGTGGCGGAGATCGCCGAATCCGCAGAGGGACCGCCGGTGCCCAAGCTCATCGGCATCCACGGGTCGGGGCTGACTCATCCCTCGTACTCGTGGTCGGAGGAAACGATCAACAATCTACGGGAACTGCTCCGTTCGATGGAGCGTGACCTTCTACCCCGGCACTTCAACACACCAGCCGGATTGGAGACCGAACATGGCAGGTTTGGATCTGGAGAAGAGCAAGAAGCTGATCAAGTTTGACACTGTCCGGCAGGCGGTGGCCGAACTGCACAGCCTCAAGAACCGCGACGTCGTGATCGAGATGGACAAGATCCGCGTCACCCCCACCCTCGACATGGAAATCCCCAACCTCGGCACGTTCCGCATGACCGACTGGGCGAAGAAGCAGCTCGGCCAGGCCCTCGGCGTGCAGTGGACGAAGTGGTTCGACCCCAAGCTGGTCGACCACAAGGTGGTGCAGGAGGAGATCCAGCGCCGCTTCTCCCGCACCAAGGACACCCGCAAGATCCGCACCTCGAAGTTCAAGGCCGGAGCCCCGGGCATCAAGGACTGCGACGGCTTCATGCGCGCGCTCCTCAGCCCCACCTACCACCCCATCGATGACGAGCGGGTGTTCGACCGCCTGGAGAAGAAGTTCGGCTCCCAGGTCAACGAGCTCCGCTTCATGCAGGACCACCTCCACAAGAAGGGCGGGTGGGGGACGGACCACAGCAACCACTACACCCTGGTCGGGCCGCAGATCAACCTCGGGCCGATCAAGACCGACAGCGACGACCCCAACGTCCGCCGCGGCTACGAGCTCGCCCGCATGGAGCGGCTGCTCCCGGACGGGGACTACATCTACCCCGGCTTCCACATCCGCAACAGCGAGGTCGGCTTCACCGCCATCACCATCGACGAGTTCTCCTTCCGGCTGGTCTGCCTGAACGGCCTGATGATCACCACCGGAGACTCCCGCCTGATGTACCGCCAGCACCGGCCCATCGAGGATGGCGAGCTCGACCGCCAGCTCAACCAGGTGTTCGAGCGCGCCCCGCTCCGCTGGGAGACCACCCGCCACATGCTGCTCACCTCGCAGACGAAGGAGCTCGTCGAGCCCGCCAAGTTCCTGGAGGAGGAGCTGACGAAGCTGGAGGCCCCGAAGTACTTCCGCGAGGCCGCGATCAAGGCGCTCGAGAAGGAGCCCCTCAAGAACGTCTACGGCGCGGTGCAGGCGATCACCAGGGCAGCGCAGGAGACCGAGGACATGGACCAGCGCTTCGAGTTCGAGGCATTGGCAGGCAGGGTGCTCCAGAGGGCGACCGTCTGACCACAAGCCCTTGTGTAGCAACGAGCCGCATCCACAAGCCCTAGCGGCTTGACCGTCGCTAGGGCTTGGGAGGATGCTTGCTCCCCTGCCTCCAGGAGAACCAATGCCCGGCAAACCCACGCTCGACGCGCTGGCAAAGAAGACCCAGAGCCTGAAAGACAGGCTCGAACGGATGGATAAGGAGCTCCGTGGACTGAAGGACATCCTGAACATCCACGACAACTGGAACGCGGAGATCCGAGAACTGATCGGCAAGCCCGTCAGCGTGAACACGACTGAGGGGAAGGTCGATACCGGCATCCTCAAGTGGTCTGACAGGTACAACCTGTGCGTGGTGATCAATGGCCTGCCGCGCACCTACAACAAAGGAGGCATCATCTGGATTGAACCACACAAGGAGGACTAGATGATCAGCACTGAACTCCGTCTCGTCTCCAAGATACTAGATGAGGGAGACCTTCGCCCCATACTGGACGCGAAGATCACCCTCGAGAGCTTCCACACTCCTGGCGCGAAGTTGATCTTCCGCAGGATCATGAACTACTACCACGGGCGGGCGACCAATGGCGAGGTCCCCACCCGTGCCTTCATAGAGAAAGAGTTCCCCAAGGAGCCGCTGGCCCCCAAAGATCGGGTGTCGCTCAAGGCGCTGGTCGAGGAGTTCATGACGGACTACGTCCGTGGCGAGCTCAGCGCGATCGCCAACTACATCTACGACAACGAGGACAAGCCAGACGCCGTCCTGAAGACCATGGGCGAGCGGTACATGGAGCTGGCGAAGCGCCGGCGCATCAGCGAGGACCACATCCTCTCGAACTCAGTCGAGTCGATCCGTGCCCGGTACGAGAGCTACAAGAACCGGACCGGGTACGTCGGCATCCCCTACCCTTGGGAAGTCCTGAACGAGGAGACCGGGGGCATCCTCAACAGTGAGTTCGTGGTGCTGTACGGCAGACCCAAGAGCATGAAGACCTGGGTGCTGCTGTCCTGCGCCTGTCACGCCTACGACTTCGCCAGCCGCAAGGTTCTGATCTGCACCAGAGAGATGAGGCCGGACCAGATCATGGACCGTTGCGTCTGCATCCTCATCGGTGCACCGTACACGGCCTGGAAGAAGGGGCTGCTCCACACCATCCAGACCCCAGAAGGCTGCACCATGCAGGACCGCTTCGACGACCTGATGAGCAACATGCAGACGGACGAGGAGACCTGCCGGCTTGAGACCGGACACGGCAAGAGCCTGATCATCACCAGTGACCGGGCTGACCCTGATGGGGGAGGCGTCACCGGCCTGCGGCAGAAGGTGGAGGACTTCAAGCCCGAGCTCCTCTGTGTGGACGCGATGTACCTGATGAAGGACGACCGGGAGAACCGCCGCTCGGTCAAGTGGTACAACCAGTCCGCCATCAGCCAGGACATGAAGGACCTGGCGCTCGACAAGAACATCCCGATCATCGGGACCAACCAGGCCAAGAGGGAGAGTGAGGAGAAGGCGGGAAAGGCGGTGTCGAACATCGCCTTCTCAGACTCCTACGGCATGGACTGCGACCTCGCCATAGAGATCATCAAGAAGTCGACCAGAGACAAGGAGGTGAACGAGCTGGCTCTGTCGATCACTGCGGCGAGAGAGATCAACATGACCGGCTTTGCCATCCACGGCAATGCCGCAACGACATTCGGGAGCCTGATGATGAAGCGTCGGGACCCCACCGGCCAGGTGATGCTGGACAAGGCTGGGAACCCCGCCCTCACACCCGTGGTGTTCGACGACTACCAGGGCTTGAGGGACTTCTTCAAGGACTCCCAAGACCCGGAACAGGCCGCACCGAAGGCTGTCAACGCGGTGATGGCCGAGCAGGCATTCAAGGCCGCCTCGAAGGCGGCGAAGCCCACCAGCACCAGGAAGGTCCGCATGAAAGGGCGGCCTCACTGATGCGGGACATCGTGATGCAGGAAGCTCGCAGGTATCTCCGGTTCGTCCGGATGAGCGGGCCGAACAACATCGGTGGCCCCTGCCCATTCCACAAGGGTGGGCAGGAGAAGAAGCCCAGCTTCTACATCCACCTCGACAGCGGGCTGTACTACTGCCACACCTGCCATGCCAAGGGAACCTTTGTTCAGTTCCTGAAGGCCATGGGGGTTCCCTCCTCCTGTGTCGATCTGGTGCTGGAGGAAACACGAAAACAGCCCTGGAACAAGGTCAAGAAGGACACCACTCAGGGAGCTGGGTATGGAGACCACTTCCTGAACGAAAGTATCCTGGGCGTGTTCCAGTACTGCCCCACCGACCTGGTGAGCGCCGGCTTCGACCCGAAGGTGCTGAAGCGCCTGGAGATAGGGTTCGACCGGGAAGAGATGCGGATCATCTTCCCTATCCGCGACCTGGATGGCCGCCTTGTGGGGCTCTCAGGACGCAGTGTGTGTGGAGATGACAAAAGGTACAAGGTTTACAAGGCGATGGACATCCTACGCTTCGCGCCGGATGACCCCGAGGTTCGGGCCCGGTACGAGCGGTACGACATCAAGAACCACAACTTCTTGTGGAACGCGCACAACGTCTACCCCCTGGCATTTTTCGGGGAACTTGATACAGTGATCATCGTGGAGGGATTCAAAGCCTGTATCTGGCTCATCCAACACGGGGTCGACAACACGGTGGCGTTGCAGGGCAGCCGCATGACGCAGGCCCAGGAACGGATTCTCTCCCGCCTGGGGGGAACCGTGATCTTGTTCCTGGACAACAACCAGGCGGGAAAGGACGGGATGATGGATGCCGGAAGGAGGCTCGAGAAGCTGGGCCTTCGGACGCTGTGTGTGAAGTATCCGAGCTGGTGTGACGAGTACACCCAGCCGGACAACCTCGATCAGCCAGCCATCCTTGGTGTCCTTGACGCCGCAACAGACTGGCACTTTTGGAGGTCAAGATGAGCTACTCGGCAGGAAGGAAGTCGACGACATTTGGGCAAAGGGTCATGGGCTACACGACTCGCCGCAGCGAGAGCATGGGTGGCGGGGGAGGTGGCCTGGGGTACCGTCACAGGTATCGCTGGAGCCCGCCCACCAACGTCACCACCCGCGCCCGGCTGTTGCCGGGATCCTACACCGACTTCGAGGGGGAGGAGGCTGAGTACTTCCCCTTCGTCGAGCACTACGTGAAGCGCAGCAACAAGTTCATCCTGTGCAGCAAGCAGTACCAGATCGTCGACGGGGATCTCACGACCGTCGGCGGCAAGTGCCTCGCGTGCCGGGAGAGAGAGAACGGGGCCGATGACATCTCCTGGAGCATGCGTCACGCCTTCAACGTCCTGCACCTGGCCTGGTACCACAAGGTCCCGGTGTTCGACGAGAACGGTCGCCCCAAGAAGTACAGCAAGGGCAAGCGCCAGGGCGAGCAGATCACGGACGACATCGAGTGCGAGGGGCGGCGGTGCCAGTACTGCAAGGAGGGCCTCGAGAAGTTCTTCGGTCGGCGCGTCCACTGGAGCCTCGGCAGCGGCCACATGAACGAGCTCGCCGGCATCATCGTCGAGATCGAGAAGAGCTGCGCCAACTGCGGAGAGGGCCGCCTGGAAGTCATCTCGTACGAGTGCGAGAAGTGCGGCCACCCCATCATCGACATGGCCTCCACCGACCTGGATCCGAAGGCCATCAACAGCTTCGTCTCCCGGAAGAGGGAGTGCCCCAAGTGCGGGCACAACGCCGTGCCGCTCAGGCAGGCAGAGTGCGACAAGTGCCAGGACCCCATCCCGACCTCGATCTTCGACTGCGAGTTGGAGATCAAGAAGCAGGGAGAGGGGACCAACTCGACCATCCAGGTTCCCCGGTGGACCGTGGCTGAGATCCCCGAGGAGCTGAAGGAGCTGTGCAAGCCGTTCGTGTTCAAGAAGGTGTTCCAGCCCGACCCGTTCGAGGTGCAGGCCAAGATCCTGCGTATCAAGAACCCGTGGGGCAACGAGGGCACGAACGCGGACGATCACACGCAGGACTACGACGCCGACGATCCGGACTTCAGCGAGTAGTCCAGATCCCCTTGGGAGTCCCTCCCCTTCCTCCTTTCGGGGGAGGGACTCCCTTTGTCATGTGGAGGAGACATGCCCGTACAGTACGTGCCACCCGTCACCTGGGTCGACGACCCGGACGACTTCATGCGCTTCGCCCGGCACGTCAGAGACACTGGCGAATGCGCCCTAGACACAGAGACAACGGGGCTCAACCGGGCAAAGGACTACGTGCTGTTCTGGTCTGCATGCCCGGACCCCGATCACAGATACTGCCTCAGTCGAGAGATGCTGCCCCTGCTCAACGCCGAGCTGGTGAAGGACCCGGACCTGATCTGGTACTTCACCAACCAGACGTTCGACTTCGCGATGCTGGAGAACTCTGGTGTCCAGGTTCCCGTGGGAGACAGCTACTGCACACTGGCCATGGACTGGCTCTACGACGAGAACCGGCAGGGTCGCCATGGCCTGAAGGAGACGGCCCTCGATCATCTCGGCCTCAACATGCGGGAGTTCAAGGAAGCCTTCCTCGGGCGCAAGCGCGGGGAGAGCCTACCCGAACGACTCGTGAGGGCGATGGAAGAAGACCCGGAGGGGGCGAAGTCCTACTCCTCACTGGACGCCTGGGCAACCTTCGGCGTGTTCCACTACCTGAGGAAGCAGCTCGAGGGCCAGCACAGCCTGGACGGAATGAGCCTGTGGGACTACTTCCGCGAGGTGGAGATGCCCTTCACCCGCGTGCTTCACAACCTCTGCCGCCGCGGCATCATGGTGGACGTCGGCTACCTGGATGAGCTGAGCCCCAAGCTCCAGTTCGCCATGGATGACATCCACAAGCAGATCAACAAGATCGCAGGCAAGGAGATCAACCTCAAGAGCACACCCCAGCTACGGACGCTCCTGTTCGAGAAGCTGGGGCTGGAGCCCGTCAAGTACACCTCTGGTGGAGACAGCGGGAACAGGCAGCCCTCCACAGACGAGAGCTGTCTCCAGATCTGGGCAGAGCGGGGAGTGGAAGCTGCCCAGCTGATGCTGACCTATCGCGAGTTGGCGAAGATGAAGGGCACCTACATTGACGGTCTTCGCCGCTGGGCGGATGACGATCTCCGGATCCATCCAACCCTCACCCAGCACGTCACCGTCACAGGCCGCCTCTCATCTGTTGATCCAAACCTCCAGAACATCCCCCGGTCCGAGGGCGACAAGTTCGGCATCCGCACAGCCTTCATCCCGAAGGACGGGCACGTCCTCCTGGTTGCTGACTACGAGCAGCTCGAGATGAGGCTGATGGCCCACTACTCCCAAGACCCCAACATGATCGACGTCATCAACCGCGGCTGGGACATCCACACCGGAACGGCGTCCCTCATGTACGACTACGGCTACGAGGACATCATCGCAGCCACCAAGCGGAAGAAGCAGATCGCCAAGCTGAAGGAGAGGGGTGAGCAGTTCGAGCCCCTCACCGAGCTCGAGAAGGCCATGATCTTCGCCAGGCAGGCTGCCAAGTCCATCGGCTTCGGCCTGAACTACGGCGAGGGACCGCAGAAGCTGGGGCACACCCTCGGCGTCAGCGTGGATGAGGCGAAGGCACTGATCGAGAAGTACTTCAAGCCCTACCCCAGGGTCCGGGCGTTCATCAATGGCGTCCACGCCTTCATCCTCGACAATGCGATGGTCGAGACCATCCTCGGTCGCCCCCGTCGCTTCCACGAGATGCACGCCATCGGCGAGATGCTGGACAAGATGGTCCGATGGAGACTGCCGGGCACGGCCAAGGCGAACCTCGCCCAGGCCGAGAGGCAGTCGGTCAACAGCATCATCCAAGGCTCCGCTGCTGACGTGGCGAAGATGGCCATGATCAAGTGCGAGTTCGACCAGCGGCTGAAGAGGCTGGGTGTGCAGCAACTACTCCAGGTACACGACGAGCTGCTGTTCGAGGTTCCCGAGGAGCACGTCCAGGAAGTCATGCCCATCGTGCGTGAGCTGATGGAGCACCCCTTCGGGGACGACCTCCTGGTGCCCCTGAACATCGACGCCGGCGTCGGCTACTCCTGGGCAACAGCGAAGGCGTAGATGGAGTACCAGGAGCTCATAGCAGTAGTGGCGGAGGAGACCCGATACACGAAGCGGGAGATCCGCAAGATCCTCCGCATCACAGCCAAGCTCATGCGAGAGGCGATCGCTGTGGGAAGGGATGTCCAGTTCAACGGAGTGGGTCGTCTGAAGAACGTGCCCGCGGCCGCGAGAGTGGGGCGCAACCCATTCACCGGGGCACGGGTGAACATCCCTCCCACGCGACGCCTCAAGCTACTACCTTGCCGCTCCATGATGGAATCCCTGGAGCGGTCCAAACGAGAGTTCAAGCAGGAAAACTTGGAGCTGCGCTTTGGGCTCCGAAGGGAGAAGAAAGATGGACAAGTACGCAGTAGAGATCGATCCGAACAAGGTCCCGAAGGAAAAGAAGGCGGGGGAGGGGGATAAGGATCCGCATCCGGAGACCAACGTACCCCTCGACCCGGAGAAGGGAACCGAGCCGTACGAGAAGAGACCTGACGATGGCAAGAAGTAAGAACCCCAAGACCAATCGGCCACCGAAGGTCGACACCGATCTGCTGTACGAGACGATCACGGCGAAGCTGGGTGGGTATGGGGTGGTGCTGCAACGTGGGTCGGAGCTGGAAGGACGCTTCGACCTGCGGCGACCCTGCGGCATCCCCTCTCTCGACATCGCCACGGGTGGTGGCCTGCCAGCCGGCGGGCTGTCCCAGATCGATGGGCCGGACGGGGCGGGCAAGAACCTACTGATCTACAGCTACTTCGCCAGAATCCAGCAGCTCTACGGGGACGACACGCGCATCTTCATGCTCTGCATGGAGTACCCCTTCGACAAGATGTACGCCCGCAAGATCGGGTTCCGCGTGCCGTTCTCCGACTACGAGATCGAGGTGGAGCAGAGGAAGCGGAGAGAGGCGGGGGAGGAGCCGCTGACCAAGCAGGAGATCAAGGAGTTCCAGGATCCGACTGGGTGCGGGGAGTTCCTGATCCTACGAGGAGCGGCAGAAGCGAACCTGGATGCGCTGGTAGAGATGATCTGGTCCAATGCCTTCCAGATCGGTGCCGTAGATTCCTGGGACGCCATGCTGACAGCGGCGGAAGAGTCCACCGAGCTGGCTGATGACCCCAGAATCGCCAACGCCAGCACCGTGCAGACCCGCTGGATGAAGAAGGTCCAGGGGGCTCTGGCTCCCCGCAAGCGGTGCCCCGAGTGCTTCTCCCTCGACTTGGAGTTCAAGAAGCGGGAGGAGAACTACAGCTACGCCTGCAAGTGTGGGTGGAAGGGAAAGAAGCCCTTCCTGGAGGAGAACGAGACCACCATCATCGGCATCCGCCAGGTACGGGCGAACCTCAACAAGACCACCATGCGTGCGAGGGAGTGGAAGGTCACTGGCTCCTGGGCACTGAAGCACGGCAAGCTGGTGGACATCCAGATCCGTCCGGGGGAGATCCTCTACACCAAGGATGGCAAGACCAAGATCGGGAAGGAGATCAACTTCGAGATCACGAAGGGGAAGGCCGGAACGCACGAAGGCAAGACAGGGGCGTTCAAGTACTACTTCGATCCTCCCGAGATCGACATCGACACCGACTTCCTCAACTACTGCACCGCCAAGGGCATCATCCGCAGAGGCGGGGCGGTCTACTACGTGGGGGAGCAGAAGTTCAATGGGAAGGAGGAGCTGCTGGAGGCGATGAGCGACTGTGAGCTTGGGCTCAAGAACACGCTGTGGAAGCTGATGGTGAAGGACGCTGGCCTCCAGCATGTCCGGCACAAGGATGTGGAGTGAAGCTCGAGCTCGTCATCCGGTATCTGGGTTTCGGCAAGCGCTGCTCGAGCTGCGGCCGGGCGCGGGAGACCACCCAGTACAAGATCCGGCAGGGTGAGACCGCACTCCAGGACTTCCTCCTATGCGATGCCTGCCAGGACAAGGGGTACGTGGTGAGCTTCGAGCCCAAGCGCAGCTCACCCATCACCCACTCACAACGCAAGAGGCAGATCAAGATCTCGCAGAAGCTCGAGAAGGAAGTAGCACAGGACATCGGCGGAAAGGTCCAGCCGGGGTCCGGGAACCAGGATGCCAAGGACGACATCCGCAAGGTTGACGAATGGAGGATTGAGCACAAGTACACAGACAGCACGAAGGGGTATCGGCTGCTGATCGATACGCTGGCGGCCGTCATTCGGCACGCGAATCTCGCGGGAGAGTGGCCAGCTCTCGTCATCAACTTCCGCAAGCTCAAGCGGAAGTTCGCCGTGGTCCCCTACGAACTGTTCCTGGAGATCGTGGAGACGCTACGTGGCTGATCGACTACTAACCATCGAGGACGCCAAGCACCATCTAGGCGCCCACGGAAACATGAAGGGACTGCTGCGCCACATCTCGGTGGTGGCGAGGATCGATGCGTTCCTGGAGGACCTGAACGCGGAGGCCTCATCCCCGATGCAGGTGAAGTTCCTTCTCAACGACCATCGGAAGAGCAACGTCTTCCACCCCTCCAGCATCGGCTCGCTCACCGGCAAGTCCCTGGACGGGAAGTACCCGGTGGGCTGCGCCCGATTCCTGTACTACGACTACACCGGAGCGGAGTCTGAGGGCTCAACCGAGCCGCGGCTGCGGCGCATCTTCGACACCGGCTCTGCTGTTCACGGGCAGCTCCAGGCGTACCTCGCGGAGATCGCCAGACGCAGCGGGGGCACAGAGGAGTTCACGCCCGAGGCGTTCTTCGACCCCGACCACAACGAGGTGGCTGACGCCTTCGACATCGCCGGCAGCACGGACGGCATCTACCTGATCCACGACCCGGTGCAGATCCGCTTCGGGGTGGAGTTCAAGACGATCAACGACGCTGGCTACCAGAAGACCAGCGGCCCACATCAGGAGCACCTGATCCAGGGGACGGTCTACCAGAAGTGCCTCGACCTCCCGGTCATGGTGTTCGTCTACTACAACAAGAACGACTCCAGCATGGCCGAGTTCGTTCAGATCTACGACGAGCGACGCTGGGACGCCATCGCCCAGAAGCTCGACATGGTCCGAGACCTGGCGCTGAAGCGAGAGGAACCAGGGCGCGAGGATGGCTGGCACTGCATGAACTGCAAGTACAAGGCTGTGTGCAAGCCCCCGAAGAGAAGTCGCGCTGCGGCTGTCGCTTCCACCCCGGTCTTCAAGAAAGACAGGAGGTGATTCGATGGCGAGCTTCGACATCAGCTACGAAGATGGCCTGAACATGCTGGACACAGCAGTGGATCGGGCCGAGGCAACGGTGATCAAGATGGGACTTCACCCGGCCGACAGGCCAACAGACCGAAGCGGCGGATTCGCCGAGATGCCGTGCATGCCCGTGAGTCTCAACGACACGAAGTACGCTGAGCTGACGCACCTCCTCGGTGCCTTCACTGCCTGGTACGACTACGCGCTGGGCCAGCTCCGCAACGCTGAGATCCACAGGAACAAGTCAGATGAGAAGCGCTCGCTCTCCTGGGCCAAGCTCCGGAAGCTGAAGGAAGGGACCGTGGCGGACAAGGACGATGCGGTTCGGATCGACAGCCGCTACGTCACAGCCAATGCGGAGCTGCTGGAGACTGACAGCGTGGTGCGCCTGCTCAACGGCATCGTGGAGGGACTCAAGAGAGACATCGAGACCGTGTCCCGGGCCATCGCTGCCCTGGATTCCAGAACGAACGTGGAGGGAAGAGGCGCGGCAGTGGCCAGAAAGCAGGAGGCCAGCACCGTGAGGGAGGTCTTCCGCACCGGCAGGCGGGAGCAGAATCGCTCTGCGCTCGACACCTTCAAGAAGGGCCGCCGGTGATGGAGCCGATTCTGAAGGTGTGGGTTCCGCTGCTGCCTCCCACATCCAACAACATCTACGTGCGGCATCCATCTGGCCGCGGGAGAGTGCTGAGCGCAAAGGCCAGGCACTTCAAGATCAGAGCCATGCAGGCGGTTCAGTCCCGCGGTCAGGTGGTGCTGCTCCAGGTGGAGAAGAACATCCCCTACGAGCTGCACCTGGCCATCTTCTTCGAGCAGGTGGAGAACAAGGCGTCTCGCAAGGGAGACCGCTACAAGAAGATGGACCTGAGCAACAGGATCAAGCTGATCGAGGACACCATCGCAGAGGCTGTGGGCCTGGATGACAGCCACAACTTCCGTACGATCCAGGAGAAGCACTGCGACCCCGACAACCCCGGACTCTACGTCACCTTGAGTCGAGTCCCCGAAGAGGAGGTGGGGCTGACAAAGGAGGCTTATGACAAGCTACGACTTCAAGAACCTCAACACCACCGAGCTGGCGGAGCTAGCCCGACGGCACGGCTGCTTGTCCGCCCATCGCGGGCTCGGACGCCAAACACTCATCGACGTGATCCTGGGAGCGGCCGATCCCCTCGACTGCCCACCTGATCCTGTGGACGCAGATCGGAACGGCATGATGGCGATGAAGGAGGAGTGGCGGGACGTGCTCAACCAGCTCAAGTGCGGGAGCGAGTTCTACGCTTGCTGGGATTGTCCCCCAGCTCGAGCTCGAGCCTGTGCTGCCGAGGAGTGCGAGCCAGACGCGATGGAACGGGCGCTGCGGGAAGAGAACCGCCGCAAGGGAACCACGGACGACGGAGAGGACGAGTGAAACGCAAAAAGGAATGCGCGATCTGCGCGCACCTCTCCACCTGCAAGGAGGTCACGGAACAGCAGGTGCTACACGGGCACGTCTGCCAGGACTGGCATCTGGCGGGTGAGGAAGAGCTGATCGCCAGAGAACGAATCATCGCGGAGTTCGGGTCGGAGGCACTACGATACGCACTCCCTGCCAAGCAACCGATCAGTGCCAAGCCACGCTCGAGGAGA